GCTTGTTTAAAGTTCTTTGCAGTTGGAGCACCCTTTGCTCCAGCCTTCCTCATGGTCTCTCCAGACCCTGCTTTGATCCTCTTCTTCTTTGCGTGAATGTTAGCGTACAGACTCAAGATCACCTCCTCACCATTTTACTTTTGCCGACCAATAGGCCGCGCTGGTTTTGCCTTTGGCTATGTTCTTACCATGTCGAGCTTTAAAACTAGCTCTTTTAGCTTTCATAGCATCTGACTCACCAGCTTTAGGTTTACCTGCCGTAGACGCACCCTTCTCTCCGAATCGGATCATGCGATCTTTTCCATCATCTTTGATTAGAACAACGTGTGACTTTTTACCCTTTGCACTTGCTTTTGGCTTGTTGTAGCCAGAGAAAGTTTCGCCTCTGTATTCAATGCTCATGTCAACTTCCTATATAGCGTCTAATGTGGCTATGTCTGCGGCTGCATTTGCAGATACTTCTTTGGCATTACCTTGACTTCTTAGGGTAGCTACCGCAGCCCATTTGGTTCCAAAGTTAGCTATATCATCTGAATCGTCATCGGCTGCAACAGCAGCAGCTAGATAAGCAGCTAGATCATTACGTTGATTAACGTCAGTGCCTACTAGAGCTAATATGTCTGCCTTAGTCTTTGCGTCAATGGCTGCAATCTTTATAACCTTTGCTTCAACTAATTCATTAGCTAGTTTTAAAGCTGCCCTTGCTGCAATGGCTGCATCTTTTAGATCATCAGCATCAGATTTTAAAACTAATTCATCTTCTACTAGCTCAAAGCAAAAACTAGGGTAGGTTGCAAAAAAGTCAGAGGGTACAACACGACCATAATCGACTTGGGAATGTACTAAAGAGACTTTAGATATTTCATTCCCATCCATCCATACGTTCATCATTGGGATTTACCTAACGCTCTTGAAAGCATCACTGCTGAAGTGCTGCGCTCAACAATAATTCGATACTCAATACCCTCACTGCTTGATGCGCCTTGACATTTAAAGATAACCTGTTTTCCTGCCATCAAAGAGTACCCTGACGCATTGTGGGAATTTGTAGTGTAGGTATTAGCCATTGAGTGAGTGCCAATCTGTAAACAATAATCCACGCCATCAAGAAAGTTACTATTACCCGTTCGGGGGCCAGAATCCAGCCTAGATAACTCCACCCAGTTAGACATGTAAGAGTTCGTATTATCTTGATTATCATAATAAAGTCGCCATTCTTGGGCTTGTGTATCCTTATACATTCTACCAAAGACACGCACGACTACATCGACAGTGTATGTAAGAGATTCAACCTCAAATGTACTACCAGTACCAACAACTCGTTTCCAACCTGAGTCGTATAATATAGGGTCTAATACTGTTGCTGCTACGGCTGGTTCGAGACTAATTAAACTCATTAAGACACTCCTGTTATTTCTACGCCTGAGACTTTAAGTGTCATTTCGGCAGTTACTTGGTTAAGCGGTACGTTGGCAGAGGCAGTGTTTATTAGCATTGCAGAGGCATAATTTTCGGTTCCGCGAGTTGCAGTATGTTGCGTTGTATAACCATTTATTGTCGGCTTTGTAATAACTACCATATTGCTAGTGTCTGTATACGTCTGTAAACCTATATCGCTGCTACCCATCCATCCCATATTGTCGTGACCTAAACTAAATTGCCCAACAAAAGTAGGTGTATGATCTCCCCCTGCATTTAATTCAGCTTCAGTTACATAGTTAAGTCTCATAGAGCCATTACCATTTGTGGTTGAAATATAGTAATTTTTATCAGTAGGGTTATAGCAGACTGCCATTGCGTGATAAGCACCAATAAGAAAAGTAGAACCTTTATAAATACGCCCTTTTTTACCAGTAACAGGGTTGGTGTACTTTATTTGATTAGTTTGATTATCTTGACTACCAAAGTAAAAGCCATTAGACCATGCCCCAACATTGTATGTGCTTGGCGATTGGTTGCCAGTGATTCCAGTAAACGCAGAGGTATGGTTTGTAACTGCCAGTGTAACCATGTTTACTTCTCTCAACGTACTGGCGTTTAGTTGAAAATAAAATTTATTATTCATGGGGTCAAAAGTTGGCGAGTGATAAGAAGTCATACCAATTGCGCTATTTATAGTTGTATAAGTGCTTAGGTTTAAAGTGCTTGTGCCAAGACCAGAAACCACTGCGGCATATTTAAGCGTCCAAGCTGAGTTCCCATCCCAATGACAAGTCCATGCTCTTGTTCCTGCTGTGTCAATAAAGAAAAATACAGAGTTACCTGTAACATTGCGATTAGAACTGACTTCTCCACCTGTCGTAAAACTATTTACATAGCTAGTGCCAGCGATCATTGGGTATGTGTTACCAGATACCTGAACTAGCGTATGATGTACTGAATATGCAGCATCTGTTTGTGACAGTGTATAAGCTTTTATGGTTTTACTAACACCTGCGGAAGCTGCGGGGTTTAATGACAATTTAACAGACCTACTAACTGGAACTATTTCAGAGCCAGAAGAAGCACCGCCTGTTGCCACCAAAGAAACCCCATTCTTTATTTGAATATTAGAATTAGTGACGTTTGTTCCTGCCGTTGCAGCAATATCTTTTATTACTGCCTGTGTAGTTGAGTTGGTCGTGAGAATGTTGTACTCACCATTAGAATCAAAACTTGCCGCTGTAATAGCTAAGTTAGCAAATTCTTTTAATTGTTCTGCCATGTTATATAGCTCCTAGTGACATTAATTTTGCTTGAGTTATTCCAGCAATGACGTCCCAACTTGCGGCTGAACCATTGGTGGTTAGAAATTTATTAGCGTTACCCGATTGGGAAGGCAGGGCATCAATGCCTGTTAGATTTGAACCATTACCATTGGGTGCGAGTACAGTTGTGCCTATGTCACCATCGACTAAAATGGTTGCATCATATGCTTGTACATCAGAACCAATAGAAAGACCTAGTGCTGTCCTAGCTGCTCCTGCTGTACTTGCACCTGTACCGCCTTTGGCAATGTCCAAGTCTGCACCAGTAAAGTTGGCGTTGGTAACATCCCCATCAACCAATACTGTTCTAAGTGTCTCTACTATGTCTCTTGCTTTTGACATTATTTATATCTCCTACTCGTTTAGTGCGTCAATCTGGGCTTGTAGTGCTGCGATCTCTGCTACCTTTGGATCAACCCAACCAGCTACATTGCCCCAAGAAGTTCCATCAAAAGTGTGCTTACCACCCTTCCATCCATCGGGTGCTGTAACGCCTGTGTGGATTGTGGAATTACTGGAGTTCATGTCACCGATAATAAAACTTGGAGTAGTGATATTGTCGGCAGAAGTAGTTAGCGTTGCATCGTCTGCGAATGTGTAGACTGATACGTTGCCTGTGTTAAATGTAATTGTTTGCATTAGGTTTACCCTTTAAGAATTAATGAAGTTGCTGATATTGCTTTACCAGCTTCTACAGATGGTGTGCCAGCACTGGTAGCAAAAGTACCATTTGTTTGAACGTAATAAGTTGAGCCAATGGTTAGGCTGGAAAGGTTTGTTGCCACACCGCCTTTGACAGTCACGCTGCCTGTAGCACCTGATGCAATGGCTGCGTCTGTGATGCCTATAAAATTGGTTGCGGTTAGGTTGCTCCCTTGATGGGTTGATATTCCAGTAAGAGCATAAGCTTTACCTCCATCAATATATGTAAACACAAGTCGCCCTGCCGCACTTGGGTCAAATCGCACACCGATAGGGTTTGTAAGACTCGGATTAAAAATATAATGAGAACTAAAACTTAAAGAAGTTCCTGAGATTGTTCCTATATTTGCCCGTCCTGTTAAACCACTATTACGATAATAAGCGACAACAAAAGTATTTGCGGTGTTGGGGTCAAAAGATATTGAGTTATAATTGCTTTCACTTGAGTTATATATAACAGGCGTAGCGTAACTTATAGAAGCATTTGAAATTGTTCCTACGATTGCAGTGCCGTCCTTAGTTGATGCAGCATCATTTTGATAGACTATAACAAACTTGTTGGCTGTGTTGGGGTCGAAAGCTAACTCCCCTACAATAGTGCTGGCTGAGTGAAACGCACTATGAGAACCATAACTAATATTTGACCCTGACACAGTACCTATTTTAACTTGTCCATACCATGAAGAATCTCGATAGCACACCACAAATTTGTTGGCAATGTTGGGGTCGAAAACTAGACTATGTTCTGGAACTTGTGCATATTCAAATACAAACGTACTACCAAAGCTTATGCTAGTTGATGATATTGTCCCAACAACAGCTTTGCTTACCCCATTGCCACTATCAGCAAAAGATATTACTAGCTTGTTAGAGGTGTTTGGGTCAAAAGCTATATTTATATAATTAGTATTAGCAGAACTATTAAATGTAGCTAAACTACCCAAACTTACTGATGTGCCTGATATTGTACCTACTCTTGCTTTACCATAGTTATTTGAACTTCCTCTAAAGGCCACTAATATTTTATTAGCGTTATTAGGGTCAAAGGCTACAGTAGTAAAATAAGACTGTTCTGAATTGATTATAACTGGAGTGCCAAAAGATATAGATGATCCGCTTACCTGACCCACAATAACTGCTGCATGTTTTGAATTCGAGTTAGGATTATCTCTATCTACAAAGGCTATAACAAACTTTCCGACTGTGTTGGGGTCGAAAGCTGCTTTAGAAACATACTGCGCTCTATTGGTTCCAAACGTAGTCTCACTGCCATATGGTATATCAGCAGCAATAGTAGTTGTGCCAACAACTTCTACCTGTCCATTTGACTTCAACAATACAGCCCTACCATTGGGCAACGTACCACTAGCTACAAAGTCTACTTGTTTGCCACCGCCGCCTGCTGGCAATAGCTCACTTAATTTGCTCATGGCAAGTCCCTTATGTTAATTGTGGTTGCGCTAATAGCTGTGCCTAGCTTCTGACCGCCCGTAGCTGTAGTGATTGTTCCGTTAGTCTGAGCGTAGTAGTCAGAGCCTATGGTAAGGCTTGTCTGTGATTCGTTGATGCCACCCCAAGTGTTTATCTTAACTGTTGCACCAGAAGATGCTGCTTCTGCGGATATGCCTATGAGGTTGGTTGAGGTTAGATTGGTTGAACCTATTTGCCAAACAGCCGCAGTCCCATATGTATTATTACCAGAGTCTGCATAACAAACCACAAACTTTCCACTGCTACTAGGAACCATTGACATGCCAACTTCTTCTGAACCAGCGTTATTAAACGTGGTAGCACTATCAAAAGTTATACTTGTGTTTGATACTGTCCCTACGTTAATTTTACCAGTTGAACTGGTTAAGTCAGCATAAGCCACAACAAATTCATAGGCTACACTGGGCTTAAATTTTATAATAGGAGTTGACGTAGTAGCTGCATTAAATACAACCTCAGTTCCAAAACTAAGGTTAGAACCTGATACTTGCCCTGCTATAGCTGTGCCGTAATTTGAGTTACTCCCGTCCCTATAAACAACAACAAACTTGTTAGCAGTGTTGGGGTCAAAGTCTACACTTTCGTCAGACGTAGTTCCTGAATTAAATACAACCTCAGTTCCAAAACTGGGTGTGGTTCCAGAAAGCGTACCTACACAGGCTGTGCCATAATTTGAATTGGGAGAATCCGTATAAACAACAACAAACTTGTTAGCAGTGCTTGGGTCGAAAGATATATATTTTTGTGCTGTCGAACCTGAGTTAAAAACTACCCCAGAAGCAAAACTAATTGAAGTACCTGAGACTGTACCTACTTTTACTGTGCCGTAATAGCTGTTTGCAGGATCGCTAAACGCAACTATAAATTTATTAGCTGTGTTAGGGTCAAAAGCACATACAGGGTAATTTCCGTAATTTGCTGATGAAATAGCTGCTATCGCCCCAAAACTAATTGAAGTACCAGATACTGTACCAATCACAGCATATAGCCTTCCAGTAGCACTTTGATTCCTATATGACACAACAAATTGAGCGTTCGCAGGGTTAAATGATGCTGTTACATATTTAACATTACCACTTACAAATACAACAGGGGTTCCAAAACTAAGGTTAGAACCTGATACTTGCCCTGCTATAGCCGTACCATATCCTGAGTTTCCCCCATCTCTGTAAACAATAACAAACTTGTTTACGTTGTTAGGGTCAAAAGATAAAGATTGGTAGCTAACTCCAGCCGATTCATAAACTACCTCACTACCTTCAATTTGTGATGCAGTCTCAACAATAACCTCAACTTGCCCATTAGACTTCAACACCACGGGCTTACCATTCGGCAATGTACCACTAGCCACAAAATCAATTTGATTCTGCCCTCCACCACTTGGTAGTAACTCCGACAGGTTGCTCATTAAATGCTCCAGCCTATTGTGCTGTTTATATACGTCATTACAATCTGAGCAAAGTTTTTATCGAACACTAAGTCAGTGCCAGAACTGGCAATGTTTGAGCCGTTACGAGCTACTGTGAATGTTGTTGTAGCGGCTGCACCTGTTCCATCTTTAATGGTTACATAATTACCAGCACTAGGGCTTGCAGGTAGGGTGATAGTAATACCTCCAGCCGATGCAATGTGATAACTAGCATTAACTGCCGTTACGTTTGTACCTGTTATTGTAGGTGGGACTTGCGCTGCGTTTGCGGTTGTAGTGGTAGAAGAGAGGTTTGTTTGATTAGCTAGTTCTATCCATGCACCACCATGAGCAAAGTATCCTTTTCCTGTTGCGTGTACGTGGGCGAACATTCCATGGTATGTACTGGCTGACGGAAGGTCACTAGTTTGGGCGTACATATTAGAATATAGAATCTTACCTGTGCTGGTAATATCGTTTGCACCCATGCCTAAACCACCAGACATAGTGCCGCCTGTTCTGGCGAGTGCTGCGTCTGCTGTTACTCCGTCTGCTGCTACATCTCTTCCATCTATGGTGGAGTTAGTAGTCACGGCTCCTGTAAATTCGCCCCCGCTCTTAGGCATGGCATTAGTCGCTAGGACACCTCCAGCAGCAGGAGCATAACGAGCATCTGCTTGGGCTTGTGTGTAAGTGTTAGCTAAGTTAAACGCACCATAGGAAACGATGTCTACAATGTCTCCGACTGTTGCGCCTGTGGCTAGAACAATAGTAGTTCCTGATGAGCCTGTGAAATCCGTAGCTAGAAGTAGCTTAATTCCATTGAGGTATACGTCCACAAATCCTGCATCGTAGACCACGGAGAATGTAGTCTGGTTAGCGGTTGCTGTGTATACGACTCGTTGTGATGTTCCATTAACTGCTGAACCAGCATCAGCCCAACTTGAGCCGTTCCAGACTCTCATGGAGTTTGCTGTGCTGTTGAAATAAAGTGCGCCTGTGATAAGACTATTGCCATCGTTATCCACAGCTACGTTGGCACTTTTTGCTCCGAGGTATCTATCGTCAAATGAGTCGAAAGAAGCAGCGGCAGCGGTTGCAGAGTTTGCAGAGTTTGTTTCTGCACTACCAATAGATGAGGCTGAGTTAGCAGAGGCAGTGGCTGAGTTAGCGGCAGCAGTAGCGGAACTGGCTGCTTCACCAGCCTTGGTGGTTGCTATGACAGCTTGAGCCGTAGCCAGAGGGACTTGTGCTGCTCCGTTTGTTGTAGCGAGTCCAGCTTGAATGGTTGCTAGTGCAACCTGTGCTGCACCATTAGTTGTGGCTAGTCCAGCCTGAGTTGTAGCAAGAGCGACCTGCGCTGCTCCATTGGAGGTTGCTAGATTGGCTTGGGTGGTGGCTGAACTAAGAGCGGTCTGGCAATCGGTAACAAAGGTGGCAAAGTTTGAGGAGGATATGTTTGCCCAGCCAGCGTTAGCGTCTAGATAAGTTCCTGCTCTGGCTTGGAGTATGCCTGATCGTACACCATCTGCGATTGGGGTTTCGCGGAACTGGAAGACGCTTGTTTTTAGGTTGCCACTAGAGTCTACAATCTCATCCATTAGATCGGAGAGTGTCTTTGTTCCACGCTCCACTGATTCCAAATAGGTGTCTAGTACATGATCACCTGTCTTGGCAGATTTGAATGTAAGCTGTTCGCCTGTGGGACGAGTAATGCTCATAAACCTAACTCCGATGCGACTTCAATTAACTTCATCTTTGTGATTCGATGGGTTGGATCAGTGTCAATTAATTTGTTCACTGTGCTCAACTTACCCCGAACATCTGAAATCTCTTTCAGTAGCTCGTTCTGATTGGCTTCATTAGTTTGCTGGATAGAGAGAAGGTTCTTGCGATTAGTCTCTGCCAGCTCTTCCATGCAAGAGTTGATGTAATCTCTTACCTGTGGCGGTACTGTTCTAGCCAGTAGCGATGTCTTAGTTATCATGGGAAGCCCTCAATGTTTTGTGTATTTTTACGGCTAGGGTCTTTTAGGTCGTCCTTGGTTAGCCTTGTTGCTTCTGAGACATAGGGATTAAGTTCCCTTTTTGAACTTCAGACATGACCTGCTCTTCTGGCTGCACGGACGCACCCCTTGCCTTTTCCATGAGAGCCATCTGCTGTGATGGAGTCGGGCCTTGGTTACGCTCTTCTTCAGAGATCTTAAATTGCTCTAGGTCAGAGATTCCCATGGAGCGGATTGCTTCTTCAGCGATCTTGGGCATCTTGTATTCCATGTTGAGTCCCGTGTTTGTCATGACTTGGATCATGTTCATCCAAGTTTCTGGGGATCGGGTAGGCTCAACGGGGAGAGTTCCATCTACTACTAAGTAGTCTATGTTTCCTTGGATGTCCTTGGAGGTGAAATCAATGTATCCATCTTTAACTTGCTGGGAGATGAGAGTGGATTGATCCGTGGAGTCTACTCGGAGACTGCCGTTTAACTCCAAAGCATCTTGGAGATTACCTATCATCATGCGAGCCATGGGGCGAATACTTGTGGCAGACATTACTCTGGCGAGAACTCCAAGTCGCTGGGAGCCAAGCTGGGTCAGGCGTTGTATCTCTGTTGCACTACGGATGCCATCACTGGTTGGAAGACCTTGTTGGGCATCACTGGCTGCGGAGAGACGCTGTTTCATCTCGGAGATTCCTGCCATATCGTTCCAATGTGAGGAGGTGACATCGGGTACGGAGGCGATATGGATGCCATCGGAGGGCTTAACTCCAGGGAGTGTGCGAACTAATCCCCACGGATTACGATCTATGAGGTCACTAATGTTCACTTGGGTTGGATCAGCGAAGATTAGATTGTTTAGAGTTGCCTGTACGTTATCTATCCTGCTGCGGAGCAGCCACGAACCTATATCGTGGAGAGGAAGCATAAGATCGTAGAGGGATTGAGAGTAAGTCTTGTGCTTATCGTTATGTAGTCCACCAAATACAGCAGGGAACTGCTGCCCGTATGGGGATAACTGGCATCGAATGACTACGTTCTCATCGAGGATGGTCATTACCATCCATATTTGATTGAGCTGTGGGAGGCCAACCTCGAAACCATTGAGGCGAACCCACACTTCATCAGTCGTTCTGGCTCCAGCAAGGGAGTAACCATTCTCTCCTTGCACATCATTGGGCCGAACTGACATGCCTTGGGCAGACTGATGGTGGTCTTGGTGTATCTCCCAGCCAGACTTTGTGCCGATAGAGGAGCTACGAAGAGCTGGGTAGTCGTGTAGCTTCTTATATTGGTTGGTGGACAATAGCTGGTTGGTTGATTTGTAGTCAACGAAGATCACAAACTGCATTTGATCCCAATCACCCCAGTTCACACGAGGGTCGTGGAAGGTGCGTCTTGGATTGTAGTTGATGATGTCGTTGGTGTTTGTGTTGGGGTTCCAGATTACTTTAGTGGGGGCGTAACCATAGCGGATACTGTCCAATAAGTGCTGGGCAATCCCTGCTTCTCCTGCTGTCCTTCGCATGTGCTGGTGCATCAATCGTTCTAGGATAGCGGAAGACTGTCTGGATTCTCGGTCAAGTCCTTCAAGCTGGAACATGGGGTTCCGTCCAGCCAGAGCTGACATAAGGTAAGTGAGTACAGTGTCGGCTATTGCTCTTGTGTCTGCTATTACTGCCTTCTCGCGGAACTTGGTGGCATCGGGTGGTACATAGATGTCGTGAGCTTCATCAGCACGCTTCCACTGAGGGTAACGCTGGGACACTTTGTCGTGTGCCATCCTTCCCATTGCTTGGACGTAGGCGCAAATCTTCTTTTCATCATCCTCCGTCAGGAGGTCAGAAATATCGTCATAGGACATGAGTGCATCCATGTGCTGTGATAGATCAATAATGACTTCACTTGAATCGGCAGTGCCTGTTTTGTAATAGCTGCTCATGTCTGCGGTTAGCCTTGTGTGTTAAATCGTGCGTGACCCTTGCTTGAGGACGCTGGTGATGCGGAAAGCCTGCTATTAGCAGCCTTACTGGTCTTTGTCAGGTATGCATTGCGCTCAGAGGGTGACATTGCAGCAATCTCTTCATCGGTCAGCTCTGCACCTTGGTTCTGAGATATTGTTTTAATGCTACTGGTTAAGTTCGTGCCGCCCCACCCCATAAGTCACCTTTGCTATTTGTGTTGCTCTGGTGATTTTGGGCGATGGGTAGTCGTGGGTCGTCCTGTCTTTACTCTCCCCATCCATACCAAGAGGGTAGCGAGCTTGTGGCGGTCACTCTGCTATTGCTGTTGGCTGGCCTATTGCCTGTACTGGATAATCCATCAGAGTTTTGGTTGTATGCATTATTGCTATTTAGCGACCCGTGGCCTGAGAGCATACCGAAGGCTTGGTCTGGGTTGATGGTTGTTCTGGATAGGATGTCGAGTCCCATACTCATCGCATCTACTTGGTCATCATGGGTTCCACTGGGGAATGCGAGAGTCTCTTCAATGAAGTCATCAAACCATGGCGCACCCTTGGGTAAGTAAACTCGTCCTGACTCTATGAGTGGGGTGATCGCGTGTACGCGAGATACTTTATCGTTGACTACTTTGTGAGCAATGACTGAGATACCTGACTCGCGTCTGAGTTCTTGTATGAGCGATTGCCCACTGGCTTTGTCTTCTATATAGAGAGCACGAAGCCCCCTGCCTCGCCACTTGTTATTGAGGGAGATTGATTGCTGCTTGAGTTCTGGGAAGTCCCATCGGCCCTTTATGATGTCAATGATATAGATGTCACCATTCCTAGTGATGCCCATAGTGATTGCCACTGTGTAATCGGAGGTCTGTGTCTTCTTGAATGCCGTGTCGATAGAAATAATGATCTGGGCAAAGTCTTCTGTTTTTACATTGTCAGGGTTATATAGTCGCCACCAGTTCTGTTTGATTAAGTTACCACCCTCTATCCTTGGGTTCTGTAGGTATAGGGCTGCGAAATCGCGTGGGTTCATACGCTGTTTGCGCTTGAGTTCGTCTATGGGGAAACGAGCAGGCCAGAGGGCTGATTCTACTATGGGCTTGTATACACGAAGGTGCTCATCGACTTGAGGTATCTTGGAGCTGGGTATGTATCTTGAGTCGCTGCGCGGAAGCTCGCTTACTGGTCGTGAAGTCTCTGACTCTGTTTGGATGATCGCAGGGAATACGATGTGCAGCCATCGGCCTTCTGCCCAATCTTCTGTTTGCATGATTCGGGAGCCGAGGTCATCTGGATGCCAGCGTGTGTAGCAGACGATCTGGATGGGTGACTCTCCGTTTGTTTCTGGCTGGAGTCGAGTAGTGAGTGCGGAGGTATAGTAGTCCCATGCTTTCTGGCGTTGGGTTGCGGAGTCTGCTTCCTTTCTGGACTTGATCGGATCGTCTATTGATAGGAGTGTTGCAGGCCGTCCTGATGTGGTTGCTCCCATACCGATGTTGAAGGCAGCTCCTCCTTCTGTGGTTCGGAATACATCTTGAGCACGGGAGTCTTTGGCTAGGGCAAAGTCTGGAAAGACCATCTCGGTTTCTTCGTGCTGTAGGTATAGGCGTTGTTGGCGACCAAAGTCTGTGGCGAGCTGGCTGTTGTAGGATGCAGTCATGGAGAATCGCGTGGGGTTTCTGGCTAGGTAATAGCTAGGGAATAACTGTGTGGCGTAACTTGACTTGGAGTGACGCGGTGGCATGTTGATCATGACGTTGTGAAGCGTGTGGGTTTCTAGTGGTCTGGTGTAAGTCTTTTGTAGCTTGGGTGATTTCTTGTTCTTGTGGTTGTGCTCTATGACTGCCCACTCATCGTTGAAGTCTGAGAGTAGGTGGCCTTTCTCTAGTCGATCTAGGGCTTCGATTAGCTTGTGGTGGAACATAGGTACTGTCCACTTGGGGTGGTGAAGTCGGCAGAATGCACCGAAGGACTCTCCTGCTTCTTGTAGAGTAAGGAGACGTTGAGCTGCTTCTACCTTTGAGACCATGGGTTATTCCTCTATTGTTTTGGTGATGATTAATGGGCCAGAGGGATCGGGATCTGGGAGGTGGTTGAATGATGGTCGGTAATCTTCTTCTACAATGTCCTGTGCTGCTGTTGTGTTGGCAGATGAGGCGATGATGTCTTCGAGTTCCTTTCGGGTTAGCTTGTTTACGTCTGAGTCTTGGATTGCCACTTCGCTGTATGAGTGGTGGAGATCGGGTAGGACTTTATTGAGTAGCATTCCGTAGAGTCTGACTTGCTGTGGGTTCCATTGCTCTGTTCCATTGAGGACTCCGACTACCTTCTGCGTTTGGGTGGCGACTGTGGCGAATACTTGGGATCTCATGACTGCAATGTCGTTGGGTTGTAGGTGGTTGATGGGAGCATTCATTACTGTGAGGGCTTCCTCGGTGCGTTTGGCTTCTGAGTGTCGAGCTGCCTCTCTGGTTGCTGCTGTATTGGTGAGGTAGTAGTCGTGTGCTGCTTGTTCTTGGGCCGTCTGTTCTGCTTTCATGGATTCTGGGAACTCTACTTTGTAGCACGTTGGATCAACAGGTGTTGGTAGGATCGGAACTTCTTCTGGCTCTTCTTGTTGAGCTAAGTGAGCAGGTATCTCTAGGATGGTTGGCTTATAGTCTGCTGGTACTAGGGTGTACTTGGTGGTCTTGCTATTAGATGTCTTGTGGAGGGGAGATCGATGGGCTTCGTCCAGCATTCGCTTGTCATGGGATACAGAGTTGACCTTCATTGCAGAGGTCGGTTTAGAGCTTCCATAAGATACACCTTTTCTTTTGTAGCTAGGCAGATCTCCCTTCTTTGTGTAAGTCTTTCTTGGGGTTCCATCTTTATTGATGGATTTCTTTGGTTCAGCCTGATGCTCAGTGTACTCAAGGGGTTTTTGTTCTGATTCATCTGAGTAACCATTCACAGGTCTGGTTGGTCGTTTACTTTCGCTATCCATAATAGGTATTCCTTGTGTTTCCGTTTTAAGTTGTCTTGATATGGAGACAAAGTTTCCAGAATTTGCCGCTGTTATATATATCGTAGGGAGTCAAATTCGCTGGAAAACCAATCGGGGAAAGGGGGTGTACGCCCCCCTCTCTCGCGCACATACATAATGCGTGTTCGCGCAAATCAGACTCATTTGGCCTCGATTCTGGAACATAATTGGCACAATCGCTCTGGAACCCCCATGGTTACTGCGTCTCCCGACCTGACTAAGGTCATTCCCAGATATTTAATGCGTGTTTTTATGGGGTTATTGCGCTCCCGAAAAGGGTTATTGCGCTCCAAAACAATGGATTAATCGCCCGTATCACGCATACATGATGTCCCGAAAGCCAATTTTCTTCGTCCTCCCTTGTTTTAACGCACATACACATGTACACGCGCTCGACAAGGAGACTGCTCAGTGAACCGCAGCAATCGCTTCGGTCATTGAAATACTTTTGGAGTTCTACCCATGGAAAATTTAAATTCTTTGAAATCAGCAGAGTTAATCGTGTTGGCAACGGCTGGCAACGAAGTTGCTCTCGCAGAAATCCAACGTCGTCACGAGAATCGTGTGACGAAAAATAAGAAACCCATCCCTGCGATTGCCAAGTTCCTTGGTCTTGCTCCAGCGACTCCAGCGAAGCCGAAGGCTTCCAAGGCTCCCAAGGCTCCCAAGGCTCCTGCCAAGCCGAAGGCTTCCGAAGTCGAGTTGACTGACGAGCAGCTCGTTGCGAAATACGCAAAATCCTCGGCAGCGTTCCTGAAAAACATGCTCGCCAAGGTCGTTGATCCTCGCAAGAAATCAGCTATGCTGATTGCACTCAACGCAAAAACTTCCGCTGGCACTGTGAGCGAGGCGACTCCCGTACAACCTTCGGTTGCTATCTCAAAGCAGCTTGCAGGCATCATCAAGGCTCTTGAGAGCCTACCTGCTGGAGAGCGCAGCATGGTGATCAAAGCCTTGTGTGCATAATCCCACCCACCCACTAGCGTCCCTTCGGGGGCGCTTTTTTTGTGCCTAAAATTTGAGGAAAATTCCCATGCAAAACCCACATAAACCTGCGCGTACCCGTCCGATAATTATTCGATCAATACGTCCACCGCAAACCATGCGAGACCAACTCCTGCACGAGATTCTCCCTCTCCTGCTCAACGCATGCATCGCAACGATGATCACCGCATGTAGCGCATCCATCCTGTATGTGTCGCTCGTGCTCATGTGACACGCGCTCGTTTAAGGAGATATGCCAGTAGCATCAACCCCAACAATAACTAACCGAGGACTATCCCATGAAATTTGATCCATTCGATAACTTGAGCTGCAAGTATGGCGCACCGATGGGGCGTTCAAGCTCTCGCTACTTTGCCAAAGGTAAGCGTTGCGCTCGTCACCAAGGAGGTGGTGATGGGTACGACAAAGGCGGTGCTTACTGGGGAACGCCAAGCAATGTATGGGCTGTATGGGTGCATGGGCAAGGCCCAGATACAGTGACTTATGTTCGCGCTGACTGCCGCAGTCACGCTATTGATTCAGCATCTAAAAACTAAAATCACACAGGAGATTACCCCATGTTTGGAAACGCACTGTACATGAGCAACCTAACCAAGCCGCAACGCAAGGCCGTATACAAGGTCTACGTGCGCTACTGCCACCCTGACAACACCCATCCCTTGACGATCACCTACCGCGAGTTTCGCAAGCGTGTGTTCAATGGCTCTGGATGCGTGATGCTCCAGCCAACTGGCGAGGGTATGTGGCTAGGAATTGAGCCAGATGGATACACGCACTCGTAACCACGCGCTCAATCAAGGAGACCAGCCAAGGAAGGCTAACCAACCGAGGACTAACCCTATGTGTCTAAAATTATTTGCAGTAACCCTACGGGTCAAAGCTCTATCCGCTCCGTATCCCTACTATAACGAGAAGGGTCAGATCACGTTCAAGTACGAGAACATGAAGTTCCGTTGCATGAACAACCCTGATGCAATCATCGCATTGGCTGTTCGTATCGAGAAAAATCACAACAAGAACTTTGCCTCTCCCCTACCCAAGGTAGCGGTAGTGCGAAGGGAATCACTCCGAGTGGTTGTCAGGCGATTCATCGCAGATAACGATTGGGATAACGTCCGAGAGTTTGATCGTCTCGCGTACCCAAACTCCTAACCAACGAGGTATTACCCATGAAAAATTACACGATAAGTCAGAAGCGGTTCGATGAAATTGCTGGACTCTCTGAACACTTCGAGAGGCTCGAAGAGCATATTGAGATCGCTATGACTCAAGCTGATGAATCCAAGGAGATGATGGAGTTTGCATACGCACTGGTAAGCAAAGTGAAGGGTGTGCTTTATGACAAGCCATTAGCCGATCCTGACGAAACTGCGATGGAAAGGTTAGTGCGTGTCAGTGGCTTATCCGCAGAAGAACTTAACCGAATCGTAGGAGGCGAGTAACCATGATTACATTAGCGCAGTACGCAGCAAAGTTAACGAAGATTGTCGAGCAGTATCCAGACGTAGGCAGCAGAACTATGGTCGATTGGTATGACTGCAAGGGAGTGTATGCCAATCAAGGTTACACGACCTACGACTACACACAGTTTCGTTATGGTCGGAAGTTCCAGATTGCATGGAGTGAGCATCTCGAAAGAATGGTCGAGTATGACGAGGATTATATGCCTCATGATCAGCCAACTTGGGAACCAGTAGATGTAATTACCCTTGGGGAGATGATGGAATGAACCTATACCGAAACATAGCCACGGGAGAGTTCTCAGGAACGATGGCTCAAGCCAAGGTCATTGGGCCTTTCATACCCATAGATGTGCCAGTAGATAAAGCTGGTCTCATTGCGTACCTCAACGATAACAATCACAAGGAGCCAGATAGAGAGCCTTTACCCGAACCACCTCAAGTAATCATCCCTCCCACCAGCGAGTCCAAGGTCATCGATTACGACATGACTCTCAGGGAGTGCATCAAGCATGCAAGTATACGAGAGGTTGCAGATGTAGTTCGACTCTTTATGACCCAGTACGTCAACGAGAGCGATGAGGACTCCAAGCTGTTCCCCAATAGCAAGGTCTACACGATGACATGTGAGGGTGCTCACGCCCCCAATCAAGGAGAAGACCAGCCAGAAGCAGTAACCGAATCAATCAGCGAGGAATAAAATTATGAGTGCATATCTAGTCCCTGAGAAGCAGATAGCAGTGATAGCAAGGTGGTTCTATGAGAACACCCGACCTGACTATCGTGAGGCGTACAACCAAGTAGCAAACAAGAGGATTCGCTTCAAGCAAGTGAGCGACATCGCTACCATTTTGGCACAAGCCAACGTAGACAGCATTGCTGCTCGTTATGACCATGGTTTTTCTTCTGTGGTCGAGGATGAATTGTATGTCCAGAATTGTGCAGTGTTGTCCAAGCCGAAAGTTATGCAGCAAGGTGCTGGTGGAATCATGCTCACTCGTGACCCTTCCTTCGACATCGACCCTGCCTCAGTGTGGAACCTGTGCAGCCACTTAGATTACCAGAGTAATGAGGTAAACGATTGGGTATGTACTGATGCCTATTGGATTATCCAAGCAATCAAGAATCATGCAGCAGAGTTAGGAATGAAGACTGACTCAGCCCGTATGACTTGGGGATGGGTAGACGCAGCCTAAATTTCTAGCAACCAAACGTGGGCTTATGTAATATGAGTCCACTAACAAGGAGAATGTTTATGCAAAAAGCACACTTACATTTAATCAAGTGGGCAGTAGCGAAAGGCTACTCAGTAGCAGTGTATGGCGAGGGCGAGTTTGATGGTGTCCACTCAACGTATGAGGACATCAAGGATGCTGTGGAGGCTTGTGACATGGGTCAAATGATTCTAGTTAAACCTAGCAAGCAAGAGGGTAAATGGATTTCGTTAGCCAGCTTTGCCTATGTCCATGAGTACGATCAAGAGCCAGAGGAGAGCATCTACGACTATGGCGTTAACGAAATCTCTGAGCAGTGGGACAGAGACTATGAAGCAACT